CGCGCCAGACATAATCGCAGACCTGACGAAACTTGGCGGCGCAACCGATATGTATTTTGGAGCAAACCCGCGCAATGTAAAGGGCGGAGGAGAAGCGAAGCATGTCAGCATCGCTAGATGCCTGTACGCAGATTTTGACGGCGGAACGACTATTGAGCAGGCGCGGCTTTCTTGGAGAGATAATTTGATACCTGAGCCGACCGTAATTGTTGCCACTGGTGGAGGCGTGCATGCGTGGTGGCGGCTCTCTGAGCCGTGCCTAGACATGGATTTACACTGCGCTTATCAGAAGGCACTTGCGAGTCGGCTCGGCTCTGATCGATGCATCCACGACGCTCCGCGCCTGATGCGGTTGCCTGGCTTCGTGAATACAAAGTACGACCACAAACCTTTGTGCTATGTGGCATCGCTTGACACAGACAACACTTACTCGCTATCCGATTTCCCCGACCCGACGGAAAGGGAATCGGAGCGGGTAAGTGTCGTCGCTCCTCCAGTGCCTAAGTCAATGAGCAACCTGTCGCACCGATTCCTTAACGAGGGATATGTGATGCCAGCGGGTCGTCGTCAGACTGTCTTCACGGTGGCATGTGATCTTGCCGCTCGTTCGTGGGATGAGGGCGATGCAGTAAAGGTGATCGAGGAGCGGGCGCAGACGCTCGGGCTGTCTGAGTTTGATTTTAAAGATCTATCGAGGCAGATCGCAAACGCATTCAAGCAGCCGAGATTGCCGTGCGTTGGAGATGCGGAGAGCGTGCTTCCCGCAGTTCCAGATTCTGCTTTGGTGATTAGCCGAGCAGTAGATCTGATCCATGCTCACAAAGAAATGAGGCGACCAATCATCAAGGGTCTTCTTCGTTCGGGTGAGACCATGAACATCATCGCACCGCCAAAGACTGGCAAGAGTTGGCTTGTTTCAAACCTAGCCATCAATGCGTCACTAGGTCGCAAGTGGATGGACTATGACACCGTTGAAAGCCGAGTATTGTTGATCGACAATGAACTACACAGCGAGACCACAGCCAACCGACTACCCGCGCTGTGTATGGCAATGGGGATCGACACGAGCGAACTCGCAAACTTGTTCACTTTAAACTTGCGCGGAAACCTGATTGACTTTAACAAGATAGGGCCGTTGCTCTTCGACACCATCGAAAAGAACAAGTACGACATGGTGATTCTCGATGCCTTCTACAGATTCATTTGCGCTGGCATCAGCGAGAACGACAACGGCGCAATGGCGGGTATTTATAACATGGTCGACGGATGGGCGCAGAAACTCGACTGCTGCTTCGTTCTGATTCACCATGCCAGCAAGGGCAACCAATCCGAGAAGGGCGTGACGGATGTCGGAGCGGGCGCAGGCAGCATCAGCCGAGCAGCCGACACGCATCTAGTCCTGCGTCAGCATGAGGAGGATAAGCATTTTGTTCTTGACGCGGCTGTCAGGTCGTGGCAACCCATTAAGCCAAAGGTACTGCGCTTCGACTTTCCGCTGTTCCATTACGATCCTTTCAAAGAGCCTAAGTTGAAGAACAGGAACTCTGGCCCTAAATTGACCGCCCAAGACCTGGCTGAGAACTACATGTTCCGAGGCACATTTGAATCTTTGACCAAGATCCATAATCGGGTTAAGAAGAAGATCCCTGTATCCAAGACCACATTTGCAGAAATCAACGACGAGGCAATCGAGGAAGGTCTGATTGTGAGCAACGGCAAGACAGGAAATCAACTCAAATACGGTTCAACTATCTCTCTTCTTCCCCCTCCAAAACAGAGGGAGGAAGAAGAAGATGTTCCTCTTCTTCCTTCTTCCCCCTCTCTTAAGAGAGAGAGGGAGGAAGAAGGAGGAAGGGAAGAGGAACTTCCGAAAGTCCTAGTGTTATGAACCACGCCGATACAATCCTTAGAATTGCAGTAAGAGTCGCCGCGCTCGGGTCGGAGCGTGACGCTCAAAGGCTTATGGAGGTCGTAGTCTGGCTTGTGGCTTGGCAGGTCAAAGTTAAAGAGTTTGAGTCGGTTGAGGAGCGGCTGCGCCAGTGCGAGGGAGAGCGAGATCACATCCGAGAGATACAGATCGGGTTAAAACCGAGGACTGAACACAGTCAAGGGCCAACTGGTCAATGGGTCAAATGACGGTCATCACATTAACCCCTTGGGAATATCAACACGCTTCCAATATTGGAATAGCGAGATTTGCTGCAAATTGGGAAAGCATCAATGCAAAACATTACAAACAGGAAAGAATGCAAGACGAAAGAACTGCCCAAGTTGCCGCAACAATTTGCGAAATTGCAGTAGCAAAAGCAACTAATCGCTATTGGAGCGGATCTGTTTGGTCAGCAAAAGACCATCAAAAATACAAATCTATTGCAGATGTGGGGAAAAATATTGAGGTCAGAAGAAGTCGCAATAACAATACGGTGGCAGTGCGAAAGCATCAATTAGGAAAAAACCTAGTTTTGTTTGGTGCTTATGCAATACCTGAAGAGTTTCGAGAAGTTGAAATTTGGGGTTGGCTTAATTATGACAAAGCGTGGGAATTGGGTTATCCATCAGAATATGATCAAGAACACACTAGATTGATCAATAAAGATCTATTTAATGAATTAGAGTCTGAATGACAACCGAAGACGAGAGCCAGCGCACAATCGCACAGACAAGGGACTTTCTTTTCTTCCTTCTCCATGCAAAGCCAGGGGAGATCAAGGAGATCAGGAAGCGGGCTTATGAATTACTTCACCATTTTCCGATATTGCCGCTATTGCGTGAGAAAGATAAAATGAGAAAATGAAGGGGTGGAAAGCAAACCCGATGAACCAGAAATTGACGAGGATTTTACGCTCATCGGCGGGCCTTGCTGTGGGGATGTCATTACACCCGACAAATCGGACAATTTCATTCGCCTTGGAGTCGTTGCGGGCTGCTGTCTCGATAAAATTGCCCCTTTGCACCTTAAAGGGAAATACACAGAGGCTCTTTATAACCGCAGAGCCGACAATAAGTGGGTTTATGTCGGGCGATACAGGTGGAACGGCGATAAAACCTATTTTAGCGAATCTTAATATGCATATCTAGGTTGATATGCATATCCCTATTGCGTGAGAAAATATAAAGGTCAAAATATAATCATGGGAAGCCATTCGAGAACAAAAGGCAAAGTTGGAGAGCGAGAATGCGCGGCTGAACTTGCAAAGCATTGGAATTGCACCGAAGCAAGGCGCTCAGTTCAATTTTGCGGTTCGGAAGGTGATGCAGACTTAAAAGGCACAGGCAACCTCCATGTGGAAGTAAAGCGTTATTGCAGGGTGGCAGTCACGGATTGGGTGGAGCAAGCCGAGATGGACGCAGCGCAAGGGCAAACTCCAGTCGTTGTTTTTCGACAAGACGGCGAGAACGAATGGATTGTGATGATGCGCGTCAGCGCCGCTCCGCAATTTGCAAGGGAATTGTTAAATTTAATTGGGGAAAAGTGATGGCAAAGATCGTGAAGCCAACATGGATTGTTACACATCACGGTCGCAATATTCATGTTGTAAAAGAAACCGCGCCGCAACTAAAGAATTGGGAGCGATGGATTCTTGTGTTAAGCGATGTACATTTTGATGGCGAATGCGATCGACCAGTTCTCAAGCGATTGTTACAGACGGCAGTGAAGCGTGACGCGATGATTATCTCAAACGGAGATTGGTACGATTTGTGCCAAGGCCGCAGCGATGCGAGACAAGACAAGGCACGGCTGCGATCGAATCTTGCGGCGACCGCATACTTTGATGAGTGCATCGACGAGACGGCATCGTTCTTGTGCGACGAAGTGCCAGGCGCTGCGGAGCGGTTTGTGTTCTTTGGGGCTGGCAATCATGAGACATCATGGTCTCGTCACCACGAAACCTGCCCTATTTCTCACACAGTGCGCGCACTCAAAAGCAAGTGTAAAACAACGCAGGTTGGCGCGGGCGGATATGGCGGATGGATGAAAGTACAACTACAAGCAGGAATAAACCACCTCACATTCACTATGAAATACTTTCATGGAGCAGGTGGTGGATTTGGCGCTGCAAAGAATATGTTTAGTTGGATTGAGTCATGCGATGCGATTATCTGCGGGCATGATCACAATACAAATATTATTGGAGTGCAGCGCGAATACCTCTCGAGTCAGAACGGCGCTTATAGAGTGCACAATCGCTTTTGTTCGTTTATCCGTGTCGGAACACTAGCAAAGGGATATAAAGACGGAGCGCAAGGATACGAGGCGCAACTCGGGAGCGGCCCGAAGCCGTGCCGCCAAAAGTGGATTCGATTGTTTGTCGATTATGAATTGCAAAAGGCAACCACATCGAATCGCAGCGTGATGCGACCCCGAATGAATTGGGAGGTGACTGATGCGCAGTGACGGATTCAACTGCAAGATTGGTGGGATAATGTGGCGGGTCAAGTTCGTGAAGTCGAGCGAGATCAGCCGCACCGCTTGGGGCACATGCGACCATCCGCCTGGAAGACGACCAACAATATGCATCAGAGCGTCCATGACACCAGCGCAGCGGATAGACACCATTATTCACGAAACTCTGCACGCCGCGCTCCCGCTGCTTGACGAGGCAGCGGTGCGCTCGACTGCAACGGACATCGCTCGAGTGTTAACTAAGTCGGGCTATCGGCATGCCGAATAAGCCACCGCGCTTGGGGCAACCTGTAAGCAAGTCTTACAAGTTGCGACTGCCTGATCATCGAGAGCAGAGCCAACATCGGGGATATGATGCTCGATCTTGGAGGCCGTTATCTAAGCAGGTTCGTATGCAAGAACCACTCTGCCGTATATGCCTGCGTGAGGGCAGGGTTCAGGCAGCCACCTGCGTTGACCATATTATCCCTGTGACAACCGCTCCCGACCTGCGGCTCTGTAGAAGCAATCTACAGGCCCTCTGCCATGCCTGCCATACTCGGAAGACCAGAGCCGAGATGCTGAAAAAATAGTGGCACTTATGATTTCTTGGAATTGAAAATAGTGGCGTTATTGCATCAATATCGCCACTTATGGCGTTTCTACGCTAAAAACGCCACTTTTTGGAGTGTTTTTGGTTTGAAAAAGTGGCGATTAGAGCAGAATATCGCCACTATTTTAGGCAAACCATACGCCTTTTTAAGCAAATAACGCCACTTTTCGCAATTTTTTACGCAAATAGGGGGGGTATGCCGAAATACCCATTTTTATGGGGTCACCGCTCGTGGAAGCA